TTAGAACTCCTGGTGCTGCAACTAAATTACAAAATTTTGAATCAGCTACAACTGGTGGTTATCGAAGAGTAAGTGGATATGAAAAATGGGGAACTACAAGTGCAGTAATTCCATCAGGTTTATCAACAGATTTAATTCATGGTCTAAAAAATTATGCTAATGGAGTGGTTGTTGCTCAAGGTGATAATTTATATTTTAGTACTACAGGTACTTCATATGTTCAAATAAACAAAGATACATTTGCAATAGGTACAGGTACAGTTTCTATTAGTTCAAATTCAGCTACAGTAACTGGTAGTGGTACTACTTTTACAACAGACTTTGAAGCAGGTGATGATATTAAAATAACTTCTAGTCAAGGAACTTATATTTATAAAATTTTATCTGTTACAAGTAATACTTTATTAACATTACAAACTAATGCAAATACTTCTAGTACAGAAAATAATTTAACTTATTATGTAGGTGGAATATCTGCAGGTAGTTTAGCTGGTGCTACAACTATACCTAGAACTAATCAAAGTAATGTTAAATTTGTAAATTTTGAATCTACAGGTGGTCAAAATGGTACTTTATATTTTGTAGATGGACAAAATAAAATAGGTGAATTTTCTATTCATGATGATGCAACTTATCATTATGAAGATATTAATAATGATGCTCCTGAAGGATGTTCACTAATTGAAAGATATGCTGAAAGAATTATAGTAGCAGGACAAACACTTCATCCTAGTGTTGTTCATTATAGTACTAGATTAAAACCTTATGATTTTACAGGAGCTTCTTCAGGTTCTATTGATGTAGGAGACATAGTTACTGGTATAAAAGTCTTTAGAAATAGCTTAATTATATTTTGTAAAAATAGTATTTATGAGTTGACAAACCTTGATTCTACTCCTATAATTAAATCAGTAACTAAAAATATTGGTTGTGTAAGTGGCAACTCAATTCAAGAGATAGGTGGAGATTTAATTTTTTTAGCACCTGATGGATTAAGAACAGTTGCTGGTACAGCGAGAATTGATGACGTAGAATTAGGTTCTATATCAAGAAAAATTTTACCATTAATAGATACTATATTAAGAAATTTTAGTAATTATACTATTTCAAGTACTGTTATTAGAGAACGAAGTCAATACAGATTATTTTATTATCAATCAGGACAAGCTAATGCAGGACAAAAAGGAATTATAGGAACATTTAAATATAGTGCAGAAGGTATTCCTGCTTTTGAATGGAGTGAAACAAAAGGACTACCTGTTAAATTTATTACTTCAGATTTAAATAGTTCAGGTACAGAATTTATTTATCATGCAGATGAATCAGGATATGTTTATCAACATGATACTGGAAATAGTTTTGATGGTTCAAATGTTGAAGCAGAGTTTCAAACACCTGATATGGACTATGGTGATAATGGTTTAAGAAAAAGTTTATATGCAATTAAAGCAAATATTAAACCTGAAGGTATTCAAAACGATTTAAATTTAAGAATTAGATATGACTTTGAAAGTTCTGAAGTTCCACAACCAGGTAATTTTTTAGTTGGTAATTTAAGTTCAGCATCATTATTTGGTTCAGCATTATTTGGAACAGGTACTTTTGGAGCAACAACTTTACCAAGTAAAAGAGTAGTAGTAACAGGAAGTGGTTTTTCTAATAATTTTAAATTTTTTAGTAATGATACAAATGCACCATATTCAGTAAACGGAATGTTTGTTTCATTTATAGCAGGAGGAAGAAGATAACATGGCAGGATATACTAGACAAAGTTCTATTAATGATGGCGATACAATATCAGCATCATTATTTAATAACGAATATAATCAACTTTTATCAGCATTTAATAATACAACAGGACACAAACATGATGGTACTGCAGCAGAAGGTCCAGTAATTGGTTTAATTGGAGATGCAGGATTAACTAGTCCTCTTAATAAAATTGTAATTGATACTGCTAATGATGAAATAGAATTTTCAATAGATGTTGGAAGTGCTTCAGTAGAACAATTAAAAATAAAAGATGGTCTTATTATACCTACAATAACTAATGATATTGATTTAGGTACAAGTTCTTTACAATTTAAAGATGCATATTTTGATGGTAATGTAACTTTAGATGGTTTAGTAATTGGTTCAGCTACAGCCATTACAGATGTAGATACAGATTTAAATTCAGTTTCAGCTAGTAATGACACAGTAGCTAGTGCTAAAGCAATTAAAACTTATGTTGATGCACAAGTAACAGCTAGTGATTTAGATTTTTCAGGTGATACAGGTGGTTCTCAATCAATTGATTTAGATTCACAATCATTAACATTAACTGGTGGAACTGGTATTGATACTACAGGTTCTGCACAGACAATGACATTTGCAATTGATAATACAGTTGCAACATTAACAGGTTCTCAAACATTAACAAATAAAGTTATTGATGTAGATAATAATACAGTATCTAACATTGAAGTAGATAATTTAAAATCTGGAGTATTAGATACAGATATAACTTCAGTATCTGCTTCAGATGATACACTTGCTTCTGCAAAAGCTATTAAGACTTATGTAGATACACAAGTTGCAACAATTCCTACAGGAGATATTACTTCAGTAGTTGCTGGAACTGGTATGACTGGAGGAGGAACATCAGGTGATGTAACTTTAAATGTTATAGGTGGTACTGGTATTGATGCAAATGCAAATGATATTGCTATTGATTCAACTGTAACTACACTTACAGGTTCACAAACTTTAACAAATAAAATTTTAACAAGTCCTACTTTAACAAGCCCAGTTATTAATACAGCAATTAGTGGTACAGCATTTAAAGATGAAGATAATATGTCATCTGATTCTGCTACATCAGTTGCTTCTCAACAATCAATTAAAGCATATGTTGATACGCAAGTAGCTACTATACCTACTGGAGATATTACAGCAGTAACTGCAGGTACAGGATTATCAGGTGGTGGTACATCTGGAGCTGTAACTTTAGATATAGATTCAACAGTTGCTACTTTAACTGGTTCTCAAGTTTTAACAAATAAATCAATTGATTCAGATAACAATACTATTACTAATATAGTTGATGCAGATATTAAAGCAGCAGCAGCTATTGATGCTACTAAGATAGCAGATGGTAGTGTAACAAGTACAGAGTTTCAATTTATTAATAGTTTATCATCTAATGCTCAAACACAAATAGATGCTAAACAAGCTACTATTGATTCATCTAATAGATTAAATGCTAATTTAATACATGATGGTTCAGTAGATAATACAGAATTTGGTTTCTTGGATGGAGTAACTTCATCTATTCAAACTCAAATAAATACAGCTAATACTAATATTAGTAATAAAGCTAGTAATGGTTTTGCAGTAGCTATGGCTATTGCTTTATAGTTGTTGACAATAAGGTAAAAAAAAGGTATAATTAGGATAATTCTATGGCACAAGATTTCGAAAGATATTTACAACAAGACATTTCAAACAATGCAGGTTCTCCTACTGTTTTAAGAACAGCAGCAGATTCAGATGATGCAATCATAGGTATTAGATGTGCAAACACTTCTGGTACTTCTGTGAATGTAACTGTATATGTTAAGAATGGTAGTGACACTTATCACATTATTAAAGATGCACCTATCCCTACAGGTGGTTCTTTAGAATTAATTGATGGTGGTTCTAAAGTTGTATTACAGAGTGGAGATTCAGTTGAAGCAGTAGCTTCTGCAGCTTCATCTGTTGATATAATTACAAGTGTTGTAGATACTATCTCAGCATAATAAGGAAATAATATACTATGGCATATGTTGGAAGAACTCCTGCAAACGCAGCTTTAACAGCAGCAGATTTAGAAAATGGTATTGTCTCAGCAGACAAACTAGCTACTAATGCTGTAACTGAAGTTAAAGTAAATGCAGATGCAATAACAAATGCTAAAACAGAATTTACACCTGGACTAACTATTAAAGGTGATGGTTCAAGTGCTGATGGAAAAATTATTCTTAATTGCTCACAAAATTCACATGGAGTTTCAATAGCTGGACCTGCACATTCTGCAGGGCAAAGTTATAATTTAGTTCTCCCTACTTCAGTTGGTACAAATGGACAGGTACTTGCTACCAATGGTTCTAGTACAAATCAATTAACTTGGGTAGATGCTCAAGAAACTAAACCAACAGTTGCAAATGTATCTCAAACAATTGCACCTGCTACTGCAACAGATATAACTATTACTGGTACAAACTTTGTATCAATACCACAAGTAGAATTTGTTAAAACAGATGGTTCAGTAACTGTAGCTAACTCAATTACCTTTACAAGTTCAACATCTTTATCAGTTAATGTAACTTTAGCATTAGGTAACTATTATGTTAGGATAGAAAATCCAGATGGTAATGCAGGTAGAAGTACAAGTAATATTATTACTGCATCTACAGCTCCATCATGGACAACTGCAGCAGGAACACTTGGAACTATTGCAGGAGATTTTTCTGGAACTGTAGCAACAGTTGCAGGTTCTTCTGATAGTGCAGTTACATATTCTGAAACAACTTCAGTATTAACTAATGCATCACAAGCTAACTGTGCTTTAAATAGTTCAACAGGTGTAATAACAACAAGTGACTTTGGAGGTAGTTCTACAACTGCTACTACTTATAATTTTACTTTAAGAATTACAGATGCTGAAGGTCAAACAGCAGACAGAAGTTTTAGTTTAACTTCTAGCTTCGGTGCAACAGGTGGAGGACAATTTAACTAATGGCTACAACAAGATTAACAAGAACACTTGGAACTCCTACAAATAGGAAAAAATTAACAGCAAGTATGTGGCTTAAAAAAAGTTTCAATGGTACTGAAAAACATTTTTTTGGCATGGGTACAAGTGGTGGTTATTTAGACTTTAGATTTGCAAATACAGGCGAATTAGAGTTATATCATTACAATAGTGGTTATCAATTTAGATTAACTACAACAAGAAAATTTAGAGATACTAATGCTTGGTATCATTTAGTATTTACCATAGACACAACTTTAGGAACAGCAGACGATAGATTTAAAGTTTATGTAAATGGAGTTCAAGAAACAGTTTTTACAAATAGAACAAATCCATCACAAGATTATGAAATTGGAGCTAATGCAAGTGGTAATACAATAAGTGTTGGTAATTATGGCACAAATACTAATAATAGTTTTGATGGAATTATATCTCATGTACACTTCTCTGATGGTTATGCTTATGACCCAACACCATTTGGTGAAACAGATAGCGCAACTGGAGAATGGAAAATTAAAACTTCTGTTACTGGAGTAACTTATGGAAACAATGGCTTCTGGTGGTTAAAAGATACTATTGCAACAACAGACCATTCTTCTAATTCAAATACATTTACAGTTGGTGGTGGTACACTTACAAAAACAGAAGATTGTCCAAGCAATGTTTTTGCTACATGGAATAGTATTTTACAAGGTGGTAATATGACTTTTGCAAATGGAAATACAACAGCTACTTTAGGTGGAATTTCAAGAGGTTTTGCTTCAACACTTGGAAGTAGTTCTGGCAAATTTTATTATGAAGCTAAATTGGTTAGTGGAACATATTTTCAAAATGGCATAGTTAAAACTTCTTATTTATGGAATAATGATGATGTATGGAATGGTAAAACAGGTGCTATTGTTTATAGAGAAACAGGAGAAGTTTATAAAGATGGTAGCAATGTTTCTTCTGGATTTGCTACTTTATCATCTGGAGATTATATTATGGTAGCTGTAGATTTAGATAACAATAAACTTTATTTTGGTAAAAATGGTACATGGGGTAATAGTGGCGACCCAACATCAGGTTCAACAGGAACAGGTGCAATTTCAATAGATAGTGATGAATATTGTTTTGCTTGTTCTGGTGCTAGTAATACAATTCAAGCAAATTTTGGAAATGGCTACTTCGGAACAACAGCAGTATCTAGTGCAGGAACTAACGCAAGTGGAAATGGAATATTCGAATATGATGTACCAACAGGCTACACAGCTTTATCAACAAAGGGGTTAAACGAATAATATGGCATACACAACAGTTAATAAATCTACAGATTATTTTAATACTAAACTTTATACTGGTAATGGTTCTACTAATGCCATAACAGGTGTTGGTTTTCAACCTGATTGGGTTTGGATTAAATCAAGAAGTGATACAAGTAATCATAGAATATATGATGCTGTTAGAGGTGGAACTAAAACACTTTATTCAAATTTAACTAATGCACAAGGAACTAATGCAGATGCTATAACTTCTTTTGATAGTGATGGTTTTACTTTAGGTGCTAATGCTCAATCAAATGGAAATGGTTTAAGTTTAGCTTCTTGGAACTGGAAAGC